ATGAACAGCAAGTCGGAGGGACGCACTACAAGGCGAAGAGCATTCAGCCTTGGGACTACATTGCCGCGAATGAGATTGGTTATTTTGAAGGGAACATCATCAAGTACGTCTCTCGTTGGCAAGACAAAGGCGGTGTCGATGACCTGAAGAAGGCTCGGCACTACCTTGACAAATTGATTGAGTTAAAGGAAGTGAAGGATGAGTGATGGATACCTGCCATTTGACTGTTGCCGCTGTGTCGGTGTTAGCACTGACGAGGGAGAACTGGTTGCGCCCTGCAACACCTGCCGAAGGGTGTTGTGGGCAAAGCCGTCCGGCGGTCGGTCACCTTGGTACAGCAACCCTCCACGCAAGGGTAATGAATGCTCAGAACACTGGGCAGTTTCTGAAGGAGTAAACCGTGATCAACGTGAACGATTGGAGCGCATCAATGGAAGAAAACAAACTGAAGACTGAGGTTGGCAACCTGTGCGCGGAAGCCAAGGTCGCCGTCATCTTGCGCCTCGCCGAGGCAATCGAGAACTGCAAAGACCCGGATGTCTTGCAGGGTCTGAAGGTCATGTTTAAAGCACTTGTGGCAGACATGGTCTCGGTCAAGGTCGAGCGGACGCACTGACATGAAAGAGCCTGTGAACAAATACTGTTGCCACTTGTGTTTCAACAAGTCTGGTCAGTTGTTTCTTGACCGAATGATTCTTTGCCCTGAGTGCGGTAATAAACGATGCCCCAAAGCAACGCATCACGAGTTGCCATGCACCAACAGCAATGAGCCGAACCAAGCAGGAAGTGTCTACACCACCCCACCACAGCGCACATGGGTTGGGCTGACGAGACGAGAGCGTTTTGAAATTGAGAAGGCCATGTCGAAGTATTACGACTACCAACACGAATGCAAAACTGTTTGCTTGCCTGAGTTTGCCGCCGCCATCGAAGCCAAACTCAAGGAGAAGAACAATGGATAGCGAACCAATTTGCCCACACTGCGGACACATTGAGCAGGATGCTTGGGAGATCGACTTTGGGCCGGGGCTTGATGGTGAGCGTGAAGTTTCCTGCAACAGTTGTGGCGAAGACTATTTTTTGGAGCGCATCGTCTCGGTGGATTACAAGAGTTCAAAACTGAAAGAGAAGAACACATGATTAACTTAACCCGCGAGGAAGCGCAGCAAGTGCTGGATGCTTTGACATGGTGCTATGACGTTACCGAATGGCCTGCAAACGGAAACACACCACAAGATAAAGCAATCGAAACCCTCCGCGCCCGACTCGCGCAGCCTGAACCGGCGCCGGTGGCGTGGCAACCGATTGACACCGCACCTAAAGGCAAGATCGTTCTGGTTCATTACAAAAACCGTCTTGGCAATGGCCGCACCATGCGGGCGCGATACTACCTTCCAGAAACACTTGAATCCGACGAAAGCGAAAGTGGGTGGGCGGACGAAGGTTGGTATGAGGAAAGCGAAGCCTACGAATATCTAATGCCTCTTGAAGGCGAGCCGACGCACTGGATGCCATTACCGCCAGCGCCAGATGCCGCCCCACCACAGCGCGAATGGCAGGGGCTGACGGATGAGGAATACGAAGCAATGGCAGAACAGTATGTAACCAACTGCTATTTCGATACATTGAAATATGCCCGCGCTATCGAAGCCAAACTCAAGGAGAAGAACACATGAAATCACTCAGCGAGTTACACAAGAAGGCGATCACCCAAGCCAAAAATGAAACCGATCAGAACAAGGCGGCGGCGATGGCAATGATTGAGAGACCACTCGAAATGATCAAAGCCATCATGCTCAAGCACGAACTGGCAGTCATCGAGGTGATGCGTGAGTTGCATGAGTCTCGTGAAGCGGCAGTCAGGGTAGAGCGCGAAGCGTATCGTTCAAAGGAGCGGGAATGGCAAGACCTTTCCGAGGCTGAGATCAACATGATCCTTGGGTCTGACATTCGCTTGGAGCACAGCGGCGAACTGCGTTTCATTCGTGCCGTTGAGGCGGCGCTGAAGGCGAAGAACTCATGATCAAAGACATCCTTGAGGCATACGGCAAGCACCTTGAGCAGACCATTACCCATCAGCGGGGGATGATCGCTATCAAGAAACTTGCCCCACTGCATGGCTGCACGGTCAGGAACGTTTCAAAGCAGATCGAGCGGTACATCAATGACCGCAAGGCATCGCCCGGGACCATCAACCGGGAACTGGCGGTGCTGCAAGCGGCCCTGCGCTGGTCGTTTAAACGTGGAGAAATCGACTTCCTGCCCGCCATCCCGAGGTTACCCTCCCCTCCCCCTCGATCCAAGTTCCTGACGGACTCGCAGGTCGCCGCCCTGCTGGATGCCGCCAAGCCCTATCCCCACGTTCACACGTTCATTCGGATCGCGCTCATGACCGGGCAAAGGAAGGAAGCCATCCTGTCCCTGCGCTGGGATCAGGTGGATTTCCAGACCGGGCTGGTGGACTTCAATGACCCCTCTGGGACGCTTTCTCACCGCAGGAAGGGCCGAGGCATCGTCCCCATGTCAGACGCGCTCAGAACGCTGCTGGAGGGCTTGCCAAAGGACCATATGCACGTCATCCACCACTACGGCAGACGGGTGCGTGACTTGCGCGGGGTCTGGACCAGACTCATGAAGGAGACCGGGCTGGACATCACGCCCCACATCCTGCGCCATACGGTTGCCACCCAACTGGCTCAGAAGAACGTGCCCATGCCCCAGATTTCCAGACTGCTTGGACACCGGCAGACCGCCATCACCGAACGGGTCTACGCCAAGTTCTCCCCGGAGTTCTGCCGCCAAGCCGTCACCCACCTCAACGTTTAAACATGGAACCAGCAAGTTTTCTCATCCTCATCCTGCTCAACGGTCGCGTGGTGGAGGAACACCCGGTAGAGACCTTGGAGTCCTGCATCGAGATGACCCGAGAGACCAATGACGATGGGAGCAAGCAAGCGGCTTGCGCCATCAACTACAGGAAGAACAATGACACAGCCGATTGCAATCACCCTCAAGCCAAGCGAGTACGCAACTGCCGTCTACCTAACGTCAATCCGGGAGTTCGTGAACCGAGACTACGGCGTGAGTGACAGACAGATGGGGCGGGACGATGGGTTTCAGATTGGAATCGATGGGCTGGTTGCTGAGATCGCTGTCTGCAAATACTTCAACGTCTACCCGGACCTGTCGTTCGAACCAAGGGCTGGTGGCGTGGACTGCATCATCAAGGGCCGGAGGGTGGATGTCAAAAGCACAAAGCCCGGACGGGATCGTGTTTACATCCCTGAATGGAAATCCAGTCATGGGATTGATCGTTACGTCTATTGCTATGTTGACTTCAGGACCGTCGAGATACTCGGATGGTTTGCGCCGCAGGACATCTTTCGTGAAGACAACCTTGAGCCATCACCACGAGAGAACGTTAATCACCACGTCCTCTTTTTGGAAAACCTGAGAAAATTTGATTGATATGGCGACGAAAAAAGACAAGTGGTTTCAGGCGCTGCAAGACCTCGGGTGCATCGTTTGTTTAAACGACATGGGGATCAAGAGCGACCCCGACATACATCACATCCTGAAGAATGGAAAACGGGTGGACGACTTCCACACCATCCCCTTGTGCCCAACACACCACCGCTTCGGGATCAACAACGAGATTGCCGTCTCACGGCATCCGTGGAAGAGGGAGTTTGAAAGGCGCTATGGAACAGAATGGGAACTCTACGAACAAACCAAGCAGCGTGTCGAAGTATTGCTTCAAATGCGGCAGGGCATTCCCAGAAGCGATGATGAGACCGAAGGTTGATGTTCATGGAAGACGGATTGGCGCACAGTGCATTTACTGCCACGCACGTCAATCCGCTTCAATGATCAACGGTAAACCTAGTCAATCGACTTCTTGAGGAACTGAATCCGAGAGGTCAATCCAACCTCCGCTTTGCGGATGTTGTCCAGCACATTACGCTTCTGGTCAGGGTCCATGTTTGACATCTGAACCGTGCGGCGCATCTCCCGCAGCATCGTCATGTCCTTGTCCAGAGACTGGATGTAAGGCTTGACCGCTTGCAGTTTCGCTCCCTTGTCCACCATGTACTCACGCAGGTCTTCCATGTTGCCAGTGCGCTCAAGGAAGTTGATCGTGCGAGTGGACTCATCCACGGCCTTCTTCAGTTCATAGTAGGACGTGACCGTGCCAGTGGACTCAGCGGATGCGAAGAACCGCTTGACCACAGGCAGTTGCTCTGCCTTCATTGTGGCCTTAGTCGGGTCGCCTTCGCCGCGCATGATCGCATCGAGCGCCATCACCGCATAGGTTCCCAGCGTACCGGTGTATCCACGGATCAGGTTGTCGATCTTGACCGGCGATGAGTTGGTCGCCTCGCCGATCTGCTGCGCCAGTAGAGACGTTCCTGCCGATGCTTGGTACTTCGGAGCCACATCCTCCAGACCCTTGCCGACGATGGGCTGACCCGTAAAGAACGAGTAGTTGGCGATGTTCTCAAAGGCTGGAAGGATGGCTTGAGGGATCGGGTTGATTGCAAGCGTCGAGGTGATGTTGCGGATCACCGAATCCTTCAGGTCTTTGGACGTGTCCTGACCCATGAAGTATTCCAAGATGCGCTCGGGGAACACTTTAAACACCGTGCCGATTTCAAACGGAATCGGGATACGGGCGCTGCCGATGATCCAGTAGTTGTCGCGCACCTCTTGCTCGGCGGTCTTGTACTCCTCGGTGTCGGAGGCAAGCATCCAGTACATCCACGACAGCCCCATCAGGGCGAGAGAGCGAGTGATGAATGCCTTCTGCATACGCTCTTTGTTCTGAGTCGCAGACTTGCCGAAGCCGGAGCGGTACAGAACATCCAGACCTTGGATACGGGCGTTCATGAACGGGACCACCGCAGTCAGGACTCGGATCAAAGCAGAGTTGCCCTTACGGCTGAAGTTCAGAACTTCCATCGCTTGGTACAGAGCCTCGGCCTCGTTGCCAGTCTCAGCGAGAGTGCGTTTATACACCTCGGCACGGGTCGCAACGTCGGATGCGCCGGAGGCTTTATCCAGCATATCCCACATCTTGGAGATCGGCAGCAGCGCAATCTCCTTGCCGGTGCGAGTGCCAGTACGCTTGCGCAGTTCGGCTTCCAGCGCACGAGCGGAAGACTTCGCGTCATCGCCAAAGTCGTACCCAGCAAACAAGCCTGCGTTAGCAAGAGCCTGCGCCTCTTTGGACTTGCCTGCGAGCGCAGCGCCGTACTGTTTAAACGTATCGACGATGGGGGTGATGTTGGTCCCGGTCGTGACCCATGCCTGCAACGAGTCACGCATCAAGTTCGCCAGCATGAAACCGGGGTCTTTGGTGACCAAATTACGCAGCAGGTTGGACGGAGCAGCCAGCACTTCAAGGAATGGCAACTGCGGCAGGTTCAAACCCTTGAGAGCCTCAACCAGCAACGGGTCATCAACTTGGTAGTGCTTGGTCTGACCGTTCTCCTTGACTGTTACGATGTCTGCCCCACGAGCGAGCGCAGCAGGCACGAACTGACCTTGGTTTAAACGAAGCACGTCACGCACCACACGCTGGGCGGCAACGTTCTTCATGCCTGCCTCGATGGCAGCACGGCTGTTGCGGACGATGGTCTCCATGAAGTCAGCCAGCGGAGCCTCTCCACCCTTGAGTTTGCGGGGCTTGGCGACACCAGCAATCGAGGAGAAGATGTTCGGGCCAGCAATCTCTTCGCCCTCCATCTGACGGTAGAAGGGGATGTAGTCCCAGTTCTGCGTCCAGATTTCTGCTTCCTTCTCAGAGATCACGCCTGTGTCACGCATGAAGTCAACGAGACCCTTGTTGTACTTCTGGTACTCGTCGAACACTTCCTTGAACTCGGGGTACTGCTGACCGATCAATTCACCACGCTGGATGTCCTGCGCTGTAAACAGTTGCTCCCTGCCCTCTGCGGTTAAACGCTTGCCTCGGCGGGTGGCTGCATAGAACTGGAACGCTTGGAAGACGAACGGATCGTTGTACTTCATCAGCGGCTCAAGGATCGGGATCAGACCCTTGACCGAGCCATCCTTATCAGAGACAGTGGTGAAGCCATTCTTGAAGACCGGCACACCGTTCTGGTAAGACGATGCAGCGATACCCGCAGCGCGATCAGAGAACAGCGTTGCAGCAATCGCGGACGTGTCAGCCAGCAACTCTGCCGAACCAAACTGCGCTGCTACCTCTTTCGAGAGACGCTCAATCGATTCGTACTTGTTGATGAAGGCTTGACGGAACTTGGTGAAGCCAGTCGGAGAGAGTGCCTCACCCATGCGCTGGGCAAAACCTTTCTCTTCACGAGCGGTGGTTGTGCGCTCGATGGCATCGACAGTGTCTTGACCGAGCGAGTCACGCAGCGAATACTTGAACGCATCTTTGCGCAGGGAGAGAGTGCCCTCCTTGCGGGACGTTTGAACAGGTTGCGTTTCAACGTCCTTGATTTGCTCCGGGGTATAAACGCGCTTCGTTTGCACAGGCACTTCTGGGCGAGCCACTCGACCTTCACGCTCGACAACCTCTGCGCCACGAACCGGTTGCAGGAACTCAGCAACACGAGGCGCACGACCATTCCACACCGGAGCGCCGTAACGCTTCTGTGGGTTCTCCTGTGTAAACATGGTGATGATCGACATCTCACCCTTCTCAGGAGAGAGGACCAGCGAGTTCTTGCCGTCATACAGAACGAACTTGCCACCGTCACGGTAGATCGAGTTGTAGTTCTGAGCGGTGCGCTGCGCAGTGCGGACGATCTTCTCAAGCAGTTCCTCTGCCCCGCCCGGGATACGGTTGGGATCATTCAGAACACGGTTCAGGATGTGGTTCGCGCCGTAGCCCTTGCCGGTGATGTCATCGTGCGTACCGATCAGCATACGGATGGGTTTACCACCC